ATAATTACCTATCTTATTAAAAAACTTTGATAACGTAAGCCAATGCCACAACATCATTTTGTTAACCCCTTGTACTTTTCAAAACTGCGAAGTCCGCCCAATCCTAGCATTCCCATTAAAACCGTCATAAGTGAACCCATATCAAAAGTTGGAAGCTCTGGTATTTCTACTGCTAAATATGCACATACAAACATAGTAACGGGCGCAAGCACGAAATGCCAACATAGGGCAATACCACATGTCCAACCAATAAAGGGGCGCCATCCGGCAACAAAGATTGATTTATGCTTTGCTTCAGTTTGATTTATAGCTAACTGACCTTTAGCTAATTCTTGTGCATGATTCTCTGCCATAGTTGCCACCTCATGTGCCAACTTGTTCTTCATATCTTTGTCTTCTATGAACTTACCAAGAAGATTAGATACAGGTCCTATTAACGCCGTAAGCATGTGCATTCCTTCCCTTTAAACTTGCTGTCTATCCATACCTTGCCATAATAAAGCATAAATAACCAGACAGTAAATAAAACGCCTTCAACATAACTTAGCTCATTCCAAGCATCTAATACCATATTTTCCATTTTAATCTCCCTGCTGGTAGTTTTTTACATTGATATCTAAATGGTTTCCACAGAGGATATGACCTATTAACCTGTCTGCTAATAGCCAAAGCTCTTTGTTTACAATCAAACTCTGTTTCATAAGGTCCATATTGATCCTCTAATGTTACGCAACTATTAGGCGCTCCAATTACGCACATAGTTACCAAAGCTTTAAACATATTATAAAGCGCTTTGTGGCGTTCTATGTAAAGCAAACTCTTGTATGCTTGCTATAACATGCAATCTACCGCCTGTAGCCGCTGTTGCTTTTAATATATCTCCACTTTGTAATACTAAATCTCTTGTTAACAATTCTATTGATGTATTTGCTGCAACTGCTTTAACTTGAAATAAACTAAATGCCTGATCAGTAAGTGTGCCAGTTGAGCTTAATCCGTCTCCAGTAATCGTTAATGTTATTGTATCTGCACTGCCAGAATCATTAGATATTATTATACTACTTACAACAGAAGAGTTAAAATCTGCGTTAGAAGGTGCTGTATATACAGTTGTTTCAGCAGTTGTTGTTAAGTCAACTTTAGCATTTGTAAGACCTTGAACATATTGTGGTATACCTACAACTAACATTATCTTCTTCCATCTGGCACCACATGCACTTGCGGTGTTCCTAATTTAAATTTTGTTCCTACAGTAGTGGACTCAACTCTAAGAGCAAATGTTCTGCCTCTAACTCTTAAATCAAGTTTCTCCGTATACGCCTCTACAGGACTTGTTGCTGATCTTTGAGTTGTATCTGTATCAGTTTGTGTAAAACCTGACCCAGAATGCGTTCTTGCCTTAACAGTAAAGTCTACGCTTGGGTTAATAGATGTAGAACCACTAAAGTTTATATCTGGTACTATTCTATTAAGGAAAGCCATTCTACCTGCATCACCTAAAGCCATAGGGGCAGATTCAACAAACGCTGTCATAGCTGATCCATCATCATCAAATCCAACTTCATGATTGTATAAATACTGCCCACCAGTTGCTACAGGTAAATTTTTTATGCCTCTATCAAGCCATGCTTGTCTTGCTAAACTTCCAAAGTACCAAATGTTTTCTAAATAATTATATGTAATATATTTATCTATTTCTACACTGCTTGCACTAGGATAAAACCAAGTAATCTCACTAAACTCTGAATTAACACCTGCATGAACTTTGTCTCTTTCATCAAAGTTAAAATCTAAAAATACTTTATCTTTAACAGAACATGGTATTTGTTGTGTCTGACCTGTATACATATAAAATGTATCCACTCCCATCCAAAAAACACTATCGTCAACAGCTACAGCTGATGAAGGGCTCATAATAGTTATGTTTTTAGATAATTCTTTTATACCAAATGTAAAAGGAGGACCAATAAACCTCATGGAATGTAAGCTCTTATTAGTAAAAACTAATATTTGTTCTTTTGTTTCTACTGCTTGCACAAACTCTGAGCCACCACCAAGTCTTATATCTCCTGCAGTATTTGTTGTAGTAGGAAACCAGTCAACAGGATTTTCCTGTGATGAAAATCTAATTAACAAAGGGTCTTGTATACCATTACCTTGTGTAGATGTAAGACTGGCACCTAATCCGTCACATCCAAAAGCAATAACATGCCTATCACTATCTGATACCATTACTTGTTTGGCTACAGTTGGCACGCTTCTTTCTCCAGAAAATATAGTAGTGGCACTAAGTTCAATCGCTCTAGCAGATACCCCAGAAGTTTTATCCCAATAAAATAAACCACTATCTCTTGGATTAATAATTAAGTCTTCTCCAAAATTATCATGCGACCATAATCTAATTTGCGCACCAGAAACAGTAAGACTTGATGCATTACCCCATCCAACAAAGTCATTGGCAGAATCTTCGTTTCCTACCGCTAATCTTACAAGTGTGTTATCTGCATGAGTTGCCGCTGTAGTACCACTTGCTCCTCTTGTTGATGGGCCACCACCAGTGCCAAGAGTGTTTGATGATAATGTGCCAACAGTTATTAATTCATTTTATATTAATATTAAATCACCTGCTATAATACCTGTAGAACTATCTACATCTATTGCGGTTTCACTTGCATCTAAGGCTTCGTTAAGTTGTGTTGCTAAAGCACCAGATGTTGTTCCGCTCCATTGTCCTGCGCCCCATCCAGTTCCACCAACGGTAACATCAAGGCCTGTGTTTATTTGATAAACTGCTTTTGAAACATTAAAAGATAATGTTCCATTTGTGACGGAACCTCCAGTAGTAGAGGCACTAAGTTCAAAAGTTGTCCCATTTGTAATTGAAGACACAGTAGCATTTGCTGGTATTCCTGTACCAGTAACAGGTATACCAACAATAAGAGAGGCTGTACTATCCATTGTTATGGTTGGATCATTATTATAATCACAAGTAGCGTCTGTAAAAAAACCATTACCAGTATCAGAACCATTTGCTGCAACAGAAGATGTAATTGTATAAGAGTTAGAGCTTATAATTGATACAATTTTATATTCTATATTTAATATTGCTGCTGTTATTGTGCCGCCTAATGTTGCCGCACCAGAAAAGGTTACAAAATCATTCTCATTTGCTCCATGAGCAGGGTCTACTACAGTTATTGTAGTTGATCCGTTGGTTGCAGAAAAAGTTACATCACCTGCTGATGTTGTGTTTCTTATTGGTGTTATGTCGTTAAATAGCTGGCCTTCTTCTATATAATATTTTAAATGAGTACCTATACCAAGAAAATCAGAACCATCTAAAGCAACCCAATTAACTAATCTTCTAGCAGAGCCTTCATATGTATTAGCACTATACTTAGACCAGCCACCAATTTTTTCTGGCGTTCCTAATCTAAATCTTATTTTATCTCCATCAACAAAACCACCTTCATTACTATATGGAGTAATATCTGAAGATATACCGGGTTGAAATATTAATTTATTTAAAGGCATTAAGCTGTACCCCCACTTAAAGAACCGCTACCACTTGATGAAACATTACTAACACCTTGAATTGATTTACCTGATGCACCACCAGATGCACCACCTGCGCCATTAGTAGGAGCAGAAGAAGGAAAACTTACTGATGTTCCACTACCATTACTACCCGTAGAGCCAGATGAACCTGCAGCACCAAAAGCACCACCTGCTCCGCCAGCGCCTCCAGCTCCTGCATTATTTGAACCAGAGCTTCCACTACCTGCTGAACCAGCAGATTGATTGTATCCTTGACCTACGCCACCAGAACCGCCAGAACCACCCGTTTGTATTGCTAAACAAGTACCAGAAACTGACATAGACAAACTATTATAATAATAATTTTTTCCATTTGAAGCAGTTCCATAACCCGTAAAATATGTTGTAGTTGAAGCCGTTATGTTTGCTGTTCCACTATTACTTCTTGATGTACCCGCACTGGAAGTACTCGTGCTTACTGATACCGTAGGTGTTCCATATCCGCTTCCATATAGAGAACTAATACTAGCAGAAACGGTATACACTCCTGTTATGTTTGTTTGAGCAGATATATAAATTGGACCTCTATTTGCACAGTTTCCACTAAAACCAGCTCCTGCGCTTCCAGAATGATTTATTTGAAATTGTCCTGATGAACCTATTCCACCAGATCTATTAAATTGTTGATTTATTCCTCTCCATAATCTATCAGAAACAACACCTACACCATCTAAATTACCAGCACTTGTATAAATTGAGTTTAACCAACTTGGTTTATTATTTTGAGGAGTAGAACTTCCTCCTCCACCTTGATCTACTAAACTTGAAAATGTAGCACTAGCTGTATAAACACCGCTTCCTCCAGTGCCTCCAGTACCACCTCCTCCTCCACCAGCTTTGATTGTACCATTATTTACTAGAGTTACAGAAACACTACCATCAACTTGTAAAGCATTACCACCTGCTGACGATGCAGCTCCACCAGCACCTTCTATGCTACCATTATTAGTAACAGTAATTGTACCTGCACCTGTGCTATCTATTTTTAAAGCTGGGGCTGAAGAGCTTGTTGCTCCTACTGTTTGTGATGCATTTATCACTATTTCTTTTGGATAATTTACTGCAAAATCATCACCAAAAACACCTACACCACTTTGATCTGTAGCAGTAGATGAGTAAGTCTTTCTAAATGCTCTTGCTTGTCCATAAAAATCATTTATAGATAAAGGACTACTATTAGCGCTAGTTGGTATATCAGCAGACAAATTTGTAGCTGTATTATTATCTGCGTTTGCTCTAACTAATGAGCCTCCTCTGTAATAATCGTTCAATACAACAGGATCAGATGAGCCATTATTATACTCATCTCTTATGTTAGCTAATGATATTGTACCACTAGATTGTAGTGTCATTATAAACTTGTTCCAAATGCTGTTATATTATTAGCGGATGTTACCGCACCATTAGACCCTAGCTTAAATACTGTTGTTCCATTATACTTAAATAACAATTCATTATCTCCAGTATCTAATGATATTGCCCATTTACTTGATCCAAATAGTATTGCGTTACCATTAGTATCTAAATTACCTCCAAGTTGAGGTGTTGTGTCTCCTAATAAATCTGTAGGAACTGTTGCTACATTTGCATTAGACCCAGTGCCATCTGCAAAAACTATGGCAGATGTACCAGTAGCTAAAGCTACGGTAGTTCCAGAGCCACCACCCTGTTTTACTGTAGCTGTTTGATTTGTTGTATTTTTAATAAAAAACCATTTTTGTTGATCGTTGGGATCTATCAGTAAATTAAAACCACCAGAGGGTGAACCAGCCAAAACTAAAATTTTGTAATGACCCTCTGACAAAGTGCCATCACTTGTGCTTACAGTTTTATCTCCAGATATAGTTAGAGTAACAAGACCATTAAGCGTTCTATCTATTATATCTAAATTGTTATTGGTTGT